TATTTTTCGCAATGCGCGAGAGCGAGGAGCTTCCGCCTACGGTTCCGGGTTTGGCCTTGGCGATAGGTTTCAACAGGACTCAGGATATCGTCAGTACCTTAAAACACTGGGAAGATGATGATTCTCAATACCCCGAGTCTTCAATACACGAACTGTTATCAGCTTTAACGCGGATTGAGGATCATTGCCTCATCAACGGCCTTAGAGATAGGATGCCTGCTTCTCTGGTTAAGTTTACTCTTGGTTCGTATCACAATGTGAAAGAGCCTTCGGTCAATCAGAATCAGACGGCGAACATTATTCAGATCGCTTTCGAGGCTCCTGAAGAGCGTATGCGTATCAGGGACGACTTCAAGGATCATGTGAAGAAGGCTATCTCTACTCCTGGCAAAGTGTTTCAGCTTCCACAGCAGCACCAGCAGTCCTATCAAATAGAGATAGGGGGCTGATAGCTCATGGGGGATACGAAACGTATTGTCATACCGTATAAGCCGCGCCCGTACCAACAGAAATTGGAGGAGGGGCTGTGGGGCTACCGTTTTCTTACAGCTGTTTGTCATCGTCGGTTTGGGAAAACGGTAGCGGCGGCTATCTGGTTGATAAAAGAAGCCTTGGCGGGAGGTTCTGACTTCCGTGGGTACTACATAGCGCCTAATCAGAAGCAGGCGAAGAGGGTAGTTTGGTCGTATTTCAAGACCTTTTTGGCTAATTTTGGCAACTTGGTAGGGTTTAATGAGACGGAACTCAGGATAGACATGCCGAATGGGGGCCAGATATTTCTCGTTGGTTCTGAGAACGTTGAGGCGCTCCGCGGTATTTACATAGATGCATCAGTAATGGACGAAATGGCCTCTTGGGTGAACTCGTCTTACGCGTTCTACGAGGTTCTGTACCCTGCAATGCAGGATCGCCAGGGTAAAGCGTTGATCATCGGGACTGTAAAAGGTCTAGATATGTTCTTCGACTTTTACAAGTTGGGACAAGATGATCAGTTTCCTGAATGGAACAGCGTAATATTCAAAGCGTCTGAGACCGGTATTTTCACTGACGATCAATTACGGCAAATGCGTATCTTGATGGAGCGCAAAACGCCGGGGTCGTTTGACCGTGAGATGGAGTGTAACTTCTTCGCGAAGACTTCTGAAGTATTGATCACTCCAGAAGAGTACTATCAGGCGCTGGAAAGGAAACTTGCTCCTGGGGCTACTCGTCATCATCCTCTTATATATGGGTATGACCCTGGATATACGATAGATCCGGCTTCTCTCGTAAAACGTAAAGGGCCGGTTATGTTTAAGCCGATACGCCTGAAGAACAAGGATTCTATATATCAGGCTGACTTTTTGTATGAAGAGTATCTGAAGGACAAGCCACAGTTTATCTATATAGATGCAGGTCAGGGCGAAGGTGTTATAACACGCTTACGCAGTAAGGGACTTGAGCATGTAGTTATCCCGGTTTGGTTCAATGGTCATTCGCCCAAGCCGTCTTGTGCGAACAAGCGGGCGTACATGTACCTTGAGTATAAGAATTGGCTAGGTTGGGGGTCGGTTCCTGACGATGATGGTCTGCTCAAGCAGTCAACGAATCAGTTGTTGGACAAAGCAGATACATCGAACCGTATAAAGCTGATGAACAAGCGGAAGATTGCAGAGCTTATCGGAGGCTCACCAAACGACTCGGATTCGGCGGCCCTAACTTTTGCTGGTGGCGGTATAGAACAACTCAGCTTAGAGAACGATGTTCGTTCAGCGTCTTCTTCTGAAGAGGCCATACAGATAATAATGAGCCAGATGAACAGCGAGCAGGGATATGATCCGAATAACTATCTTAATAGGGAGTCTTGAGCATGGCTGCGTTAGCTGTAGCAAATAGATATATCAGATATAGGGTGTTTGATCTTTCTAACTACGCGGTAGTTAAATATTGGGAAGACCTGCTTGCAGCGAATTTGCTCAAGGATAGATTGTGTGATACTCTTGAGCCAAATTTGAAAGATGTAAAAGAAATGCTTACAATTAAAAACAATCTATGTTATATTATGTGGGACACGGTTAATAAGAAAGTATGCGCCGATACCATGCTGAATAACATAAGCGGATTGGTTGCTCAAGTTCATTTCAGTATGCACCCTGATTACTTTGGACCGGCTACGGTGAGGATAGCGAAAGAGGGATGTGAACAACACTTCAACACCGCAGTTGGCGGTCCAGACTACTATATATCTACACTTGTAGGGATAACGCCGGTAACGAATCGAAAGGCTATTTGCTTTATTCGCAAAGTCGGCTTTAAGCAGGTATGCGAGTTGGAGAACGTCCTATACTTGCCGAATGAGGACAGGTACGTCAATGGCTGTTTAAGCAAACTAAGCGTTAAGGAGCTATATAATGGGTAGCAAAGGCGGGGGTGGAGGAGCTTTCGTGGAACGCGGGACGCCTCTGTCGCAAAACCAAGTAGCGGCTTATTCTAATCAGCAGCGGGATAAGAAAAACTCCAAGTCGCAAGGTGGTGACGGCTCAGGAAGTCCAGGCTATGCCGGGGGCGAGGTATCTAATACAGGCATGGCTAGAGAGGGGCTGGCTTTGGGGGCTGCGTTGGCGGTAGGTGTAACAACTGGAAACGCGCTAATGGCCGCTGAAGCTTACAGCAGAGTAAAAACCTCAGCGGAAGAAGGCTACTTAGGGGGCATGTTCGGTATCAGCGAATTTGGAGAAGACAAAGAAACCGCCGACGCTGCGGTTGCCACCACGACAGCGCAGCAAAAATCTGACCCTTTTGGTAGCTTGCTCGATGACGGTGATGGGCAAGGTAATGACGGATTTGGCGGCGGGTTTGGCGGAGATATGGGCGGGACTAGCGACGCTGGCGGAACTGGCGCAACCGGAGTAGCTTAAAAATAATTTCAACTACAGAGGTAGTTAATATGGGCGGGAAAGGCGGCGGCGGGGATATCATGGGCGGACCGACTACTCAGGAAGGCCAAAAATACTATGAAATGTACCCTGATGTAGCGGAATCTGGGATGAACCCGTATTATCACTATACTGTATATGGACAAAATGAAGGCCGTGTATGGGGCCAACCTTCTGGCGGCGGTGGTTTTGCTTTTGAGATGCCGGAATTTAATACTGGACCCACTGTTGACTACGCCGCAGAGCAAGCCAAGCAGCAAGCTGAAGCTGATCGAAAATACGCAGTATCTCAGATCGACAGCTTGTATCGGCAAAAATTTGCCGCGGCAAATCAGGCAGTAGACAAGACTGATTCGACTATCGCGGAAGAAATGGGCTATGCGAAAACGTCCGGGGCGGACTACAATTATACTCCTGAGCAGCGAAAAGAGCGGATAAATAACACATTTGCTTCGCTTTGGTCAGAGGGGGATGAGAGTAAACTTCAGTCTCTCGAAAGTCAATACGGGGCCAACGGCAATAGATGGACTCTGGATGTTGTTCGTGGTGTAGCGAAGAAACAGGATGAGGAAAATAAAGAGGGCGCTGAAGCTGGTGGAGCTGTTGACCCGAAAGCTGTTTTTGGCAAACTTAATAAAGGCGAAGAAGATCCGAGCAATCTTCTTGGTGGAATCCTTGGCGCGTTAGGAGGTTGATAAAATGGGTGGGAAAGGAAAAGACAAACCTAAAGTTGAGGCTCAACCGGCTGCGGAAGGACCGGATATTGGTGCGTTGATAAATCCGATGATGATGATGATGCAGCAACAGACAACTATCACTCAACAAATGCTGGAGCAGCAAAAACTCTTTCGAACAACGGCGGCAGTACCTGATACGTCTACTATAGACGCTTTGGACTACGATAAAGAGAATCAAGCGTTAAAAGCTAAACTTGATAAACAGATAACTGACGCGGATATAAAGCGCAAGGGTGTGTTAGGGACAATACTTACGAATATAGATGATGAGGATGATCCTAACACTACCACTTCGCTCCTTGGGAGATCTCCTAAATGAAAGAGTTTAAAGTGCAATTCGAAGACGGCGACGGAGCTACGGTCAAAACTCGTCTCAATGAGTACGCGCAGCTCATTAACATACGTAACGACTGGATTCCGGACGCCAGAGAAGTATCGGATTGGCTTATTCCGGCTAGGGGTATTTTCACAGCGAATACTAGGCCGAAGAAACGAACTCTCGTATCCTCGAAGATTGTTAACCCGAAAGGTAAACAAGCTTTCGAGGTTTTGGTGTCTGCGCTAAAAGAGGGGATAACGCCGTCCAGCCGTCCTTGGATAGATTTTAAATTCGCTAATCGGGCATTGCGGCAAATACGACCTTTGAATATTTGGCTAAGTGAGGCGAAAGAAGAGATGTATAGTCAGCTTCGCCGTGCAAACTTCTATCAGACGATTACCAATTTCTACAAAGAATCGTGTGCCTTTGGGACTGCGAGCTGCGGGGTGAATCCTGGTCCGAAGGACACTGCATTACATTTTCATGTTCCGACATTCGGTGAGTTTGCTGTTGGTACGAATGATTTCAATATAGTTGACAGATACTATAGGACTATCTATATGAATTTCTGGCAACTGTATAAGAAATTCGGAGACAGATTGCCGATTGAAATGCTTGAAAAGCTACAGCAGCGAGACGCCACTCTCGATTTTTGGTATACGGTAGTAGAGGGTGTTGTCCCTGAGAGATTTATGGATATGCCTTTTACCCGTTTTTACATTTTGCAGTGTGAGAGCAAGAGCCAGTATGATGGTGGAATAAAAAGCAAGATTGATCCGGATAACAAGTATCGGGAATTTCTTGGCGTCGAAGGCTGCAATGAATTTCCTTGGCCGACTGTGCGTTTTGATGTTGTGTCTTCCGACGAGTATGGTATTGGCCCCGGAATGGAAGCCGTTCAAACGATAAAACGACTACAGGAGGTAGTCAAAAGTGGTTCGATTGCTTATCACAAGTCGATTCGACCGCCTCTGAATGTTCCTGTCCACATGAAAGGTCAGGTTCGAACTTATCCGG